GAGACCTTTCCCGTCGGCGAGCGTCACCTCCGCCAATTCCTTGAGGATGGCATCCACCTCGTCAGGGTCGGCGGATGCGAAAAGCGCCGAAACGGCACCAGCGAAGAGGGCGCCGTCGATTTCCCGGTCGAGGCCGCCTTCGCCTCGCGCAATCTCCGCGAAGGCTGGACCGAGCATCTTGCCGAGCTTCACGAGGAGCTTGGTCGCCCTCGTCGCCGAGAGCATCCGCACCTCGTACTCGACTCCGTCGATCGTCTTCCTCTTCGCATCGAGCTGGCTCATGGATCAGTTGCCTCCCACGAAGGATTCCATCTGCCCCGTGTCAAAGATCCACTCTCGGGTGCCGGCTTCGCGCGCATATTCGACATTGGGCATCCGTGCGATCCATGCGCTTTCTGCGACGTGCAGGGATCGGCCCGAGTTGTCCTTGATCATGAGAGGGAACACCCCTTCGTTGGCGTGTCGATCGAGCTGCGCGATAGCTGAGAGCAAGTCATTGCTCATGCTCGTCTGCATCAGCCGGACCGTCACCCGGGCGGTTGCGTTGTTCGTCTTCGACCTGGCGACGTGCCCATCGGCACCGACCTGCCTGGTCCACAAGTCTTCCTCGTACTCCACCGACACCAAAGAATCGGGGGCGAAGCCTTCGAGGACGACAGGTCCGAAAACAACCGTCACTTGATCGGGGGCATAAGTATGCACTGCCATGGTCTCACCTCATCAGACCGTGACGGTTCCCTGGATCTCGAGCGAATGGATGGCGCCCGCGAGGACGCCAGAGAACCGAATGCCAGTAAGCTTGCGCTGCGCACGGTCATTCTGCGGAACATCGCGCGCCCTGGGCACGACGACCGTAGGCGCTGGGTCATCGGCGAGGAGCCCCACGCCTACTGCCGCAGAAAGCACCGCGCGGATCTGCGCCTCGACTACTGCGATCCCGGCATCCGTGAAGGGCACCTTCTGGGCGCGAACGAGGGCACCGAAGATGCTCTCCTGCATCCGCGCCTGGAGCCAGTCAACACCACGGACGATGTCGATGTATTCGCCCGAGGCGGTGATGCCGTCCTGCGTGATGGGTACACCAGCAACCTCGATATAGAAGTTGCACTTCTTCGCGCGCAGGGCGGCCTTTTCGGTCTCCGTCAGCTTCGACGGAGTGATACCGGCGAGCGTCTTGAATGCCCACGTCTCCGAACCGGGATCCGTCGGCAAGCAGCGCCCTAGGAGCGCCGCAGCGGCGAAATCGTTATCGGAATAGAAGGCGAAGGTCCGCGCGTATCCCGCCGCAGCGAGCTTTGATGCGAGGTCGTCGGTCATCGACGGGTCTTTCGCATCTTCGCTCGTGATCGTGACGGCAAAGATCTTCCGCAGCGTCTCGACGTAGGCAGCTACGTCGAGGATCTCTTCGTCGGTTGCGTCCACGGCGAGCACGAGCGCGTACCAATCATCATCGATCGCGCTGATCGCGGCGAGGTCATTGGGGATGTCAATTTCTGGATCGGACGCCGCCATCGCGACCTTCACTCGCTGCACCCGGGGGTTCTGCGCGAAGATCGCGGCGGCGGCCTTGTACGCATCGCCGGATGGTTCAAAGCCATCCTCAAGCATGGCCGAGGCCGAGGTGTACGTCCGTACCCGCTCGGGCCAGGTCTTGCCGCTCGCATAGATGAGAGGCGTACCGAAGCCGGCCTGCGTCACGCTGGCCGTCTCCGCGGAGATCTGCACATTGACGATCGAATCCAGACCCATCAGGGCCCTCCTGCATTCATGGCCACCTCCACGGTGGCAATTCCTTCCACGACCTCAGAGACAGAAGATGCAAGGGCGAAGCGAACGTCCATTTGGCGGCGCTCAATGAATGCTTCGTCCTGCAAGAATGTCAGATCCTGGATCGGGGTTGCGTCGATGAATGACAACCCCACGTTGCGAAGCTCTTCGAGTACCGACGGCAAGCCAAGGCTTGCCCGAACTTTCTGCGCCAGATGGAGCGCGGTCTTCTCCGGATCGAATGTTTCGCCCTGCCGCGAGAAGAAGTTTAGAGACAGGGTCACTTGGTGCTCGCCCCGCGCTTCAATCTCCACGTCTCGCGGGTCCGCGCCCTCCGGCGCATGATGGAACCGATGCTCGTCGGTGATCGTGGGCACGCCAACGATTTGCAGAGTCGAGTAAGGCATCTTCGGCTGCGGGCCGGTTTGATTCGCCCAGATCGCTGGCCGCCCAGTCTGCGTTGCAACCCAAGCCACGAGGGCCGCCTCGATTGCCGCGTCGATCACGACGACACCCTTACGGCGATCGCCTTCGTGTATCCGGCCATCGCCTGGAAATCTCGGATGGCGTGCACCTCATAGGTCACGCCCTGGACTTCAACCCGGTCTGGAAGCGAGCCGTTGGCGTGTCCGGTGCGCAGCGCGAAATGCGTCCAGATCGCCTTGCTCTCCTTCGATCGCATCCCCTCGGGAAGAAGCTCGATGTCTTCGGTCGCGGCCGGAAGGACGGCGGCCTCGACGCCTTCCATCCTCACCTCGGGCCCGGGAACGACACGGCCATCTACGTAGCCACCAGGCTCGCGCCGGATCACGGTGATTCCTCCCGGGATCGCATGCATCTTGATGGCGAGGGAAACGTCGATCATGCCAGCCTCCGGCGCGGGGAAACGCCGAGGTGAATCTCCACGTCTCGGATGCGCGCTTCATGATCGTCGATCTGGGCCACGAGGCGACGGGCGAAGAACCCGATCACGGCGATGATCCCTCCCATGCCCAACCCAAACACCGACAGGAATGCAGTAAAGAACCACTGCGGGATCTCAACCACCATCCCGAATCTCCCACGTGATGGAATTTCTAAGCTGCCCAGTATCGAGGAGCGGCTTGAAGATCCCACTGCCATCGCCCTGCCGCCTGCGCTTCTTCGTCGATTCAGCGAGGGGCGGTTCGAGGCCATCTTCGATCGCCTTCTGGAATGCTTGCTGTACCTTCTGCCCGAGGAGCCCGAGCGCCTTTCTCAAATCGAGCTTCCCTCGGAGAAGCAGCTCAAACATCCTCTCCTGGGTCCTCGCGATCTCCGGGCGCATCTTGTCGATCGTCGCGCGCATGTAAGAGCGTGACGGGATCCGACCATCACGCGTACCGAACTCATGCACGCCGGCGAGGACTGCACCGGTGATCACGCCCCTTTCGTCCCGGATTTCCTGCGCTTCCTTGCCTTGCACTCCAACCGCGACCACAGGCCGGCCCTGCCGCACCGCCATGTCGACCGAGCGCATGATGGCGTTCCAGCCTCTGTCGATGTCTTTGACGCTCATCAGATCACCCGGTCAGCAAAGACGAGGGATTGCAGGGTGGCGAACTCCTGCCCGTAGGAGGTCGCGTTGTAATTCGTGCCATCGGTCGATGCCTGCACGGCGAAGGATTGCGAGACGTCACCGACGGAAACCGAAGCAAGGGGGCCGGCCTGTCCCGACGCCCCTCGCTTGCGCATCGTCAGGAGATGCGCGGCAAGGAAGGTCACCCCGTCATCGGCACGTGCGCCCCATGCCTTGCGGTTGATCCGCCGCTCGGCCATGCCGATGAAGCGCTCGATCAGATCATTCGGAACCGAATCGAGCTCGGGCGCGATAGCCCGCACATCATCTGGGGTGACCGCCACGCGTCACACCTCCTCGGTGGTCTGGTCGCTGTCATTGCCGTCGGTGCTGTCCTTGTTCGACCAGATGCTGCTGCGACTTCCTCGGCCCCGACCAGGCTTCTCCACCTCGATTGCTCGCGTCGCGATGTAGTGCTGCGTGATCGGGTGGTCCTGCACCGCAGCCCATGCCTTGGGGTCAACTTCGTTCACACCGGGCTTGAGGCGCACCTTCTGATTGCATAGGTCGAGGTAAGTCGGAAGGTTCAGCGTCACCTTGATCATAGATCCTCCCGTCAGATGCCATCGACGTAGCGCGCCGAAAGTGGGTAGTACCAGATGACTCCGCCGATGCGTCCGTGGCAGGGCACCTCGTAATAGAGACCCTTTTCCTGCACTGGGAGCTGCTCGAAGTCCTGGGGGATCTCAAGGGTCAGCTTGTCGGGGTTGCGGGTATAGATGACCATGCGGTCGGTGCCGCCGGCGCCCGCACCCTTGCACCGCCACCACGGAGCGATCTCGGCCACCCAGGGATTCGACTTGAGAATGAATTCGAGGATGGTCACGTCGCTCGCGCTGCTGTTTTGCGTGGTCGCGATCTGCGTGTATTGCTTATCCGGCAGAAGGATGGTGAAGGGCCCGGATTCGACGCCGTTGGTCAGATCGCGGATCGCTCCGACCTGCTGAGAGATGTCGGCGACGATCTCGGCAGGGGTCTTGTTTTCCCAAGGTGCATCGAGCGTCGCGACCGGAACGTTGGGATGGTTGAGAAGGCCCCGGAGGCCGCTCTCTTCGTCGCCGAGCGCCGCAATGTCATCGAGCGCCTGTTCGAAAGCACGACGAGCGGCCGATGCCTTTTTGTCGGTGAGCGGGCGGTTTGCCTGTCGTGCAGCGCGGATCTCCTGGAGAGAGTAGCCATAAGCCACACCCAGCGAACGCACGGGTGACGTCACCTCCTTGCCGTAAGCATCCGCCTTCGGCAAATCGGTGGCGTAGTCGGCGACAAGCTTCGCCACACCGACCGAGTCGAACACCCGGTAAGTGATCGCCTCGGCGCCCGGGCCCGCATCGTTGCTCACCGGAATGAGCCTGCGGGCCATGAGCTCCGGATAAATCTTGTCGTAGGTTCTTGCCTTGATGTGCTCGAGTTCCCTCAAGAAAAACACGGACTCGGCAGCATCAAGGTTCGTGAGAAGTCGATTCATTGCATTCCCTCCGCCGTTCACGGCAGGTTGATCTCCACGACGGCGAGCTCGCCATCCGCAGCCGAGGTGGCCCACCTTGCTCCCGCGATGGGATCCTCATCGGCAATTGGAGTCTCCGAGAGCTTGCCACCACCCGCGAGGTAGACGTCGCCCCCCACCGTCACAGCACCGCTAGGCCGCACGTAGCATCGGCCCTTGCGGAGCACGTTGACCACGTCTCCCTTTTTCGGCGCATCCACCAACCGCGCGTGCGAGTGGATGACGATGCCCATAAAACCGTCTCCAGCGTCCGCCAGATCGCAGAGGTTATCGGCGCTGCCCTGCTTGACGGCGAGACCAATTTTCACGTCGTCGCTCTCCGCCACACGCGAGAGCACGTCAACGGGTCCGTTATCTGCGAGCTGCCCTTCGAGGGCGAGCTCCATGTGCGTCTCGTAGCTGGTCTGCATCACGCATCTCCCTTTCCGCCCAGGATGGGCTCCTTCCAGAGCTCACGGCTCTTCTGGATCATCGCATCCCGACGCTCCTGAGCAGTCGAACCGCCGCTCGGAGTCGAGCTATCCAACCGCGCGCGGAGCTTGGCGAGGCTCTCATTCGGAGCGTACTTCGACAGCTCGATCACGGCATCGTAGCGGGCCTCGATATAGACATCGCTCTTGCCGTCGAGCTTGGCTTCGGGCGAGAGCTTCTTGATGACCGCCTTCTTGATCTCAAGATCGGTCGCGTCATCGAAATGGAAGTCGTCGCCAAGGATGGGGCGAGCCTGGTTCTCCAGGGCGATGCGAGCGCGGACGGCCTGACGAATGGAGTCGGCGCGCTTCTTCTCCTCCTCCTCGTCTTCGGCCTGCTTCATCTCCAGCTCTTCCTTGAGCTGATCACGCTCGGCCCTGAGCCTCTCCAGCTCCTCTTCGAGCTTCTTCTTCTCCTGCTCGGCTTCGTAGAGCAGCTGCTGGAGCGCATCAAGCTTGGCCCGCACCGCCTGCGCGGTCTGATCGGGCGCTTCGTAGTCGACAGCGTCGATGCGAATCAATGCCATGGGTTTCTCCTTGCGCCCGGAATTGCGCCCGGACGCGGGCTTTGAGTCTGTCCTATAGGGGTGTTTCGCGACGGCGTCCTGAGAGTCGAGACGGATGCCAACCTCAGGCCCCGCGCGTCCCACCTCCACCAATGCAACGTGGTTATAGCGGATGTTCCGTTGGATTGCGTCAAAGCGCTGGCCTTCCCATTCGCCAGCAGTCATCTCAAGCTCGCAACTGTATCCGCAGGAAAGCTCCCTCTTCTCGCCGGATTCCACCGCCTTGATCGCATCTTCGTCCATGACAACGACAGTGCCACGGACGTATGAGCGATCAGGCCAGATATCCGTTCCAATGGTGCCGACGGCAAGGTCGCGGACGTTCTTCGGCGTGACGGGCTCGTTTGGATGTTCAAGCGTAAGAGGCACCGCCTTGAGAGTGTCGAGGCTGTCTTCTCGAAACACCTCCTCGGGCGGGCGCAGCTCACGTCTTACACTTCCATCTGGCTGGATGTATTCGAAGACACCCACGCGCGTCAGATATGCCTCGGCGCGCAAGAACCCCGCATCGGTCTTGACTGGCCGTGACAGCTCAGAACGGTCGAATCGGCGGACTACGGTTGCCACGTCTTACATTCTGCCGGCGTGTCATTCAGCTGTCAAACGCCATCTCCCTGCGAAGTACAGCGGAGAAGTGCATCGGATGCCGTCAGGCGCCTGTAAGCGGGCGCAGGCCCCCCAGGGGAGCCTCGACGAACTGCATGACCGCCGGCTGAATTGGGGCCATTGGTTCGGGCTGAGTAGCAACAGGAACCATCACTTGGGCGGGTACCGCTGCCGGAGGAACGTCTTCGGCTTCAAGAGCGGCAAGCACCGCATCCACGTCCATCTCTGCACGGCATCGGCACTGGAAGTCCTCGCCCGGATGCGCTCGGCGGCCGGTCTTCTCGTCGACGATCGGCGGTGTGTCCCACCGTTGAATTGTTCCGTCCAGCGCCCGGTGGCTCGCGCGAACGCGAGAATCCTGCGACGTGCGCCAGATGTACGTCTCTGCTCCGAGGGCTTGCTGGCGCTCCTGCTGGATCAAGTCCACGCCTTGGCGCGCGAATCCGGACACCGTTTCTTGGGTTAGACCGGCAGCGCGGATCGCATCCAACGGAATGGTCGCCGGAAGCTGCCTCTTGATCGCCTGGGCGGCGAAGAGGTCTAGCTGCTCGCCGATCTGCATGAGGTGCTCCTCGAGATCCACCGTTTCGATCCAGCGCATGAACTCGATGCGAGCTCGCAGGATCGCTTCGGCCGCATCCGTGGTGGCGTCGTCTTGCCGGCGTTGTTCTTCCGCGAGGTCTGCGAGCGGGTGCCGGAGCGCTTCCTTCGCGAGAGCGATCGCCTTCGCCGCAATGCGGCGCAAGAAGGCCGCAAACTCCCGCTCGATGGCGTGTGGATAAGGCGGAAGGGAATTGCGCCTGCGCCTCTGTGGCCCCCTGCGGCGATGCGGCATGCGCTGGCTTCTCATGCGCCGACGCCCTCCGCAGTGCCATCACCATCGTCAGGTTCCGGCTCGCCGAATTCGTCCCAATCGTCGATGTCGATCGTTGTCTCCATGGACCACCGATCGCCGCCGAACCTGGATTCTGCGACCTTGCGCGGCGAAAGAACGCCGCGATCGATGTAGCCTACGTCGGTCTGCATCGTGAGGTAGCGCGTTTCGGCTTGCTCCTTCTCCGTTGGCTGCCAGAGGGGGCGCCAGGAAATGGACCAGTCTTCCGGCTCCTTTCCGTTGGTCGGCCCAT